ATTAAGACTTCCCGTGCGAGTGAAACTAGGTCTAAAACAAATAGACCACAAGTTTGGACTCCACCATCATCTTTAGATGCACCACCTGCGCCGCAAGGCTTTAGACACAGATGGATAAGAGCTGAATCATTAGGCTTTGATGACACTAAAAATGTCGCAGGCAGATTGAGATCAGGATACGAATTAGTGAGAGCTGATGAATATCCCGAATCAGATTATCCACAAGTCAAAGACGGCAAACATTCAGGAGTGATCGGAGTTGGCGGCCTATTGCTGGCTAGGGTACCCGAAGAGATCGCAAAATCTCGTGAAGATTACTTTGCAAAAAGAACTCAAGAACGAGAAGAAGCAGTTGCAAACGATCCTATGAAGGAACAGCATCCAAGTATGCCAATCAGTAATGAGAGGCAGACTCGTGTAACTTTTGGTGGCTCAAAGAAAAACTAATTATTTAGTAATTCCTAACCAACAAAGTTTTAAAAAAACTAATAAGGAGAAAATAACATGGCTAACACAACGGCAGCCTTTGGTCTAAGACCACTAGGCAAGGTTGATGGTAACCCAGCACCAGGCGGACAATCACCGTACAGAATATTTGATAACGCATCAACATCTGTATATCAAGGTGACCTTGTAGGTCTTGGTACTTCGGGTACTGTCGTACCAGTTACATCTTCTGCAACTACTACAATACTAGGTGTATTTAATGGTTGTTTGATAGATGTTAGTCCAACTACAGGTAAACCAACTTGGAAAAACTTCTACGTACAAACTGATGTGACTCAAGGTCTAATCAACGCGTATGTAATTGATGATCCAAATCAACTGTATTTGGTAAAATCAACAGGGACAGCAGCAGGTAATTCTGCTCTTGCAACATCTTATGGTATATTGCATGCAACTGGTAGTTCTGTAACAGGAATATCAGGTGTATACTTAAACATGGGATCTTCAACGACAGGTCAACTGCGTCCTATTTCAGTATCACCTTTCATCGGAAACGAAGAAGGTAATGTCAATGAAGACTTTGTTGTAAAAATCAAAGCATCTTCATTAATTCTATAAGGAGAATATAAACTATGGCTATATCACGATCACAACTAGTTAAAGAACTAGAACCAGGTTTAAACGCTCTGTTTGGACTGGAATATAAAAGATATGAAAACGAGCATGAACAAATATTTGATAAAGAAACTTCTGATCGAGCATTCGAAGAAGAAGTAATGTTATCAGGTTTTGGTAATGCTGCGGTAAAAGCGGAAGGTTCTGGAGTGTCTTATGACCAAGCTCAAGAAACTTTCACTGCAAGGTATACGCATAATACTATTGCTTTAGCGTTTGCAATCACTGAAGAAGCGATTGAAGACAACTTGTATGATAGACTTGCGTCTAGATATACAAAAGCTTTAGCAAGATCTATGGCGAATACTAAACAAGTATATGCTGCCAACGTATTAAACAACGCGTTTAATACAACTTATCTAGGTGGTGATGGAGTGGCGTTATGTTCAACGTCTCATCCAACATTGGCTGGTACTTTTAGCAATACATTAGCTACAGCTGCTGACTTAAACGAAACTTCATTAGAACAAGCATTGATTGATATCGCTGCTTTCACTGATGAAAGAGGTTTAAAAATTGCTGCTCAAGGATTAAAATTAATTATTCCTTCTGCATTACAATTCACAGCTGACAGATTAATGAAATCTGCTGGAAGAGTTGGAACATCAGATAATGATATCAATGCAATCAAAGACATGGGAATGGTTCCTCAGGGTTATACTGTAAACCATTTTTTAACTGACTCTGATGCATTCTTTATCAAGACAGATGCTCCAAATGGCTTAAAATATTTTGAAAGAGCTCCCATCAAAACATCGATGGAAGGTGATTTCGAAACAGGTAACGTTAGATATAAAGCTAGAGAAAGATACAGCTTCGGCTGGTCTGACCCTAGAGGTATCTACGGTACAGCAGGTGCTTAATATATAAGCATTATTTATTTTTAGGGCCTCTTTATGGGGCCCTTTAAATCTGATAGAAAGATAAAAATGATAAAACTATTTAATGTTAAAATAAGAGCTTATGGGTATACTGCTGATTTTAATATTAGAACAGAGGATACTAAAGAAAGTATAGAAAATTCTATCCTTGACAAAATAGGACAAAATGGGGTATTATTAAAAGACAGCGATAGAGCTTACAGTAAGTTCAAATGCTGGATAACCTATGAGGAGATTCTAGATGGATCTAGTACAAGACCTTTACAAGAAGAAAAGGTTGTTGGAACTCAATTGGGAACAGAAACACATTCAAGAGGGAATATACACTCTTGATATGGTTAGAATAGACGAAGAAATTCGTCATATTATTAACCAAATTAAATTGGCTGAAGCTGAACAAGCTTATAGACAAATTAAAGTGGAAACATCTGCTCCTGATTTTTCAGTAGCTAGTTAAAAAACTAGTTACAATACATAGTAAAAAAACATCTTTTTAGATGCAAGGATTTCTTGCTCTATCTAATAAATTAAGCTATATTTCAATTACTATACATTAACATCTGATGCGGACGCGTATAGTCGACAAGCCTAATGACTGCATTGGATTAATTAGGAGGATAATAATATGGCAAAAAGTACTTTTCAAGGAGTTATAAGAACTTATGGAGGCCAAGATAAGAGCTCGGGTGTTACACCTGGAGTTGTTATGTGTGCCGAAGTAATAAATTTTTTAGCTTCAACGACGACTGCTACAACTGTTAAAATTGGAACAAGTGCAAGTGGATTACCATTTGTTTTACCACAAGGAGCTGTACCAATTGATCTTACGATCATAACTGCTTCTTCTACTGCAACAACAACTGTTGATATTGGAACTGCTGCTAGTATAACTGCTTTTGGTGAAGAAATAGTTACCGGTGTTGCAAATACTACTAGAGTATTTAATGGAACTGGAGTTACAGGAGTAGGAGTTACAGCTAACGTTACAGTTTTAGCTACGGTTGGTGCAACTGCTGGAACTGGAACTGTTGTAGGTGTATTTAGATACGCAATAGTTGATAACGGTCAGCCAAGCGAATAATTAATTTTTTTATGAGAGCTCGCAAGGGCTCTTATAAAATACAAGGAGAATATTATGTCATATAAAAATGATGTTAAACCAGTCACATTAACAGCCAATGGTGTTTTTTTTGCTGGTAGAACAAGACTAAGAGGATTTAGAGCACAACCAACAACAGTTGGTTCAACAGGTGTCGCTTCTATTAATACTTTAGTAGCAGGAGCAACTACTTCTGCAACTACAACTAATAATTATTATGTACCTGTAATTTGTCCAGCTAATGGAACACAAGATGTTTATTTACCGGAAGATGGTATTTTATATGAAGACGGTATTGGTGCTACATCAATAACAAACATGACAATTACTGTATTTATAGATAAGTAAAAAATCATGACAACATCCGGAACTACTTCATTCAATCTGGATATAGATGAGCTTTTTCAAGAAGCTTATGAACGTATAGGTATTGATGGAAGTAGAAGTGGATATCATTTAAGATCAGCAAGAAGATCATTAAATATTTTATTATCAGAGTGGGACAACAGAGGTGTCCATTTATGGAAAGTAAAACTTGCAACTATTCCTTTAGTATTAGGTCAAGCTGAATATAATTATACAAATGATGCTACTAATTTTCCAAATGATGTTAATGATGTATTAGAAGCTTATATTAGAAATAATACAACAGCAACTACACCTGTTGATACATCTCTTACTAAAATAGATAGATCTGCTTATGCAGCTTTACCTAATAAATTATCTCAAGGAACACCTTCACAATATTATGTACAAAGAACAACTTCTCCAAGTGTATTTTTATATCAAACTCCTGGATCAAGTTTTTCTGGATCTAGTTATCAATTAAAATTTTATTATTTAGCAAGAATAGAAGATGCAGGTGTTTATACAAATACTCCAGATGTTGTATTTAGATTTTTACCTTGTTTAACTTCAGGTATGGCTTATTATTTAAGTATTAAACATGCTCCACAGAGAACAGAACAATTAAGAATGTTTTATGAAGATGAATTACAAAGAGCTTTAACAGAAGATGGACAAAGAACATCTTTATTTATCTCACCTAAATCATATTTTGGAGATGGATTATAATGACAACTTTTGCAACTGGAAAAAAAGCTTATGCTATATCAGATAGATCAGGTCAAAGATTTCCTTATGTTGAAATGGTTACAGAATGGAATGGATCTTTTGTTCACACTTCAGAATACGAACCTAAACATCCTCAATTAGAACCTAAAGTACCAGGTAATGATCCACAAGGATTATTAGATGCAAGACCGGATAGAACTGAACCAGCTGTTGTAGTTAAACTAGCTTATAATCCTTTTTATTCAACTTCAGGAAGTTCTACTATTTCAATAAATGATCCAGGTCATGGAACAAAAATTGGAAGCTCAA